TGATGGCGTCCACCCGGCGGATGGGGATGCCGAGGAAGTTCAGGCCGCCGCGGATCGGGTTGCCGAACTGGTCCATGCCCTGCTCGAGGCCGAGCGCGTTCGCCGAGCGGTTCATCGCGTGGACGCGCAGCATCGAGAACACCGTCCGGTTCATGTAGAACACGGGCTTGCAGCTGCCGAAGTTCGGGATGCGGTCGATCATGCGGCTCATGAGCTCGATGATCCGCACGGTCGTGCCAGCGGTGTCGGCAAGCAGGGCCGACACGTCGATGTTGCAGCCGCGCACCACGTAGCGCCAGTCACGCAGCGCCAGGCCGCACTTCCACTGGTAGCGGTCGAGGTAGGCGCGGTACTTGCCGCCGACCGCGTCGGTGACAGTATCCAGGCCCAGGTCCTCGTGCTGCAGGCCGGCCATCGAACCTTTCGGGAAGATGCCGTGCACGCTGTTCTGGCCCCAGCCCATCAGCCAGATCGAGGTGCCGTCGCCGCCGGTGACGGTGCCGGCCGACAGGATGTTCTGCCCGTTGGTGGCGCCCGCGATGGTGCTGTAGCGCGGAGCCAGGCCGAGGAACCGCTCGGGGTTCTGCTCGCTGTCGCCGTAGAACAGCGTCGAGGCCATCGTCTGGTTCATCGACTCGATGAAGGCGGTCGACTCCGACAGGCGGAAGGCGGCGGTCGTGCCGTTGAGCTCGGCGAGGTCCTTGTCGACCTGGCCGAAGGCCTCCAGCATGCCGCACGCATCGTCGACCGTGACGGTCGTCGACTTCGCCTGCGGCACGCCGTAGTTCAGCTTGCGCCAGGCGACGGCCGGCAGGCCCGTGCGGACGGTCGTGCGATGGCCGGTGGCGAGGTTGCCCTCCAGCCACAGCATGTCCATCAGGATCTCGTTGGACTGGTTGAGGAGCTCGACGACCGGCGAGATGCCGTTGCCATCGGGCGAGACGCGCTTGGCCCAATCGGTGAGCGTCAGCGCCTGAAAGCCAATCGTTGCCATGCAACCTCCGGTGTTGATTTCCCGTCAGTGGTGCGGAAACCACACCAATGGCCGCGACTGTAGCGCCCGCGCCACTGTTGCGTCAATACCACAGGAAATCTCAACGCCGCTCAGTTCGGCATGTTCGGGTACATGCGCTGCGCCAGCGACTTCTCGCCCGCGCCCGCGTTGCCCGCGCCGCCCAGGCCCGCCGTCGCGTCGTGCTCGCCCAGGCCCTGGCCGATGCGGTGCAGCGCCTGGATCGTGGCCTTGTAGCCCAGCACGCCCTCCATCGCCTCGATCACCGAGCCGGCCTGCTCCTTGGGGAAGAACTGCGTCGCCGCGCGCCGCGCGAACTCCATGTTCGCCGCGTGCTGCTGGCCCCACTCGTTGCGCAGGTCGGCCTGCTCGGCGGTGTTCTTGGCGTGCAGCGCCGCGACCCGGTCGGCCTCGACCTTGTCCGCCGCCTGTTGTTGCGACGCAACGAACTCGTTCCACTTGCCGGCCAGCTTCTCGGCCTGCTGCGGCAGGATGCCCGCGTCCTTGAACCACTCCGACGCGGTCTTGGCGAACGCGCCGTCGTCGCCCTCGGGCACCGGGAGTTTGTAGTCCTCGGCCTTCTCGGGCGCGCCGATCGCCTTGTAGAACTCGGCCCACTGCTCGGGCGTGGCGTCCTTGCCGGGCAGCTTCAGCGCCGCATCGCCGGCCGCGTTCGGGTCGGTTCCGGGCGCCGGTGCTGGCGCTGCAGCCGGCGCGCCTGGCGCAGCTGCGGGCGCCGGTGCGCCGCCCAGGAGCTCGGCCGCCGCGTTCGGGGCAGCGGGCGCAGCTGCGGGCGCAGCAGGTGCAGGTGCGCCGGCGGCCGGCGCGGGTGCGTTACTCGTGGTCGTGTTCATGGTCGTCGCCTTTCAGTGCGTTGATCTGCTCGTCGGTCAGGGTCAGGATCTGCGTGATCTTCAGCCACACCTCGCGGCGCCCCTCGGCCACCGCTGTCGCGTGGGTGTCGACGCGGCCGTCGCGTCCGATCACGATGCAGGACGTGTCCGCGCGGCAGAACTCGCGGAGCTCGTCGAGGATCGGCCGCGCCTGCTTCGGCGTGGCCTTGCGGCGCTGGAACACGGCCCGTGCGCTCTCGCGCAGGTTCCAGAACCGGGTGAACAGGTTGGCGCCCAGCATCAGTGCACCGTCGCCGCCTCGATGCGGTCGCACATGTCGTCGGTGGCCTCGTCCTCGTCGCAGCCGGCGCCGGATAGCTCCTCGGCGCCGTCAGGCACGCACACCCAGCGGCCCGGCATGTCGTCCACCGGCGCCACGGTGCACGGCCACCGCACGGCGGCGGCGCTCATGGCTGCGGCAGCACGGCAGCAGCCTGCGTCGGGGATCCCTGCGCCAGCGCGCCGGCCTGCGCCAGGTCCTTGGCCGCCGATGCCGCCACGGGGGCCGCCTGCAGCACCTGCTGCAGTTGCGCCTGCATGGCCTGCTCCTCGTCCATGGCGGCCATCTCGTCGTCGGAGTAGAGCACCTTCGCCGGGACGCCGTTCACCTCGAAGATCACCTTGCTGGCCGCGTCGATGTTCACGCGCTTGTAGGCGGCCGGGCCCAGCACCTGCGCCAGCGGCGCCAGCTGCTCGACGCTGCGCAGGATGGCCACACCCTCCTCGGCGCGGCGCGCGCGCTCCAGCGGGCTGGTGTACTCGATCTCGAGCTCGCCCGCGCCCTGCAGCGCCTCGGGCCGCGGCGGCAGCTGGCCGGCGTCCTCGAGGATCTGGAGCTCGCGCGCCACCATCGGGTTCAGGAACTCCGACTCGGTGCGGCTCGCGGTCGGCGCCAGCAGCGCGCCCTTCTCCTGCGCGCGCAGCATCGCCTCGGTGGCGGTCATGGCCGGGTTGTCGACCAGGATCTGGAACAGCGTGTTCCACAGCGCGTCCTGGATCGTGCGCCGCTTCTGGTCGGCCATTTCGATCGACACCGGAAGGCTCTCGCCGAACTTCATCGGCTGCAGCAGTTGCCGGCCCTGGTCGTCGACGCCGCCGTAGTTGATCGCCGCGGGCGTCAGCCGGATCGCGTCGAGCACGCCGTCGCGGTGCGCCAGCATCGGGGGCAGCACGGCCAGCTGCGCCGCCTGGATCGTGGTGCGCTCGATCTCGTTGAGCATCTTCACGTCGGGCAGCACCGTCATCAGCGGGCTGCGGCCGTAGATCTCGCCGGACGTGACGGCATAGCGCCCCACTGCGTAGGGGAACACCCGGAACCCGCCCTCGTCGAGGATGTCCCGGCTGTCGACCGCGACGTAGTAGCTCGCGAACTCCATGCCGCGGTAGTCCATGCGCCGCACGTCCATGTCCGCGCGAGGCTTGACGCAGTGCAGGAACGGGTACTCGGCCTCGGGCGTGCGCTCGGCCGCGTGCTTGATGTGCGCCGGCAGCCTGTCGCCCCAGCGCTGCGCCGCGGCCCGCGCCGGCATCCACCAGTACCGGTGCACCAGGTCGACCGCGCCGTAGTCGTTCTCGGCAAAGAACAGCTGATCGACCGGGATCGTCCGGTACAGCATGCCGCGGCCGGGCCGGTCGCCGATGAACAGGCCCATGTTCCCGAAGGCGCCCGCGTCGTAGTAGCACTCGTGGACCTGGTTGTCGAAATTCGCCGCGTAGCGCGCCGCGAACAGCCGGCTGTTGACCTCATCGAGGTAGCGCTGCACCTCGGTGTTGTCGTTGAGATCGTCGTCGACGGCCTTCAGCTTGTGCCACTGCTGGTTGCGGGGCGTGACCAGGGAGTGGAACGCGCTGGCGAAACGGTCCAGCGCCAGGCTCGGCGTCGCGTCGAACATGCGCTCGGTCCGCTGCTTGCCCTTCACGACCTGGGCCGCGTTGTGCCGGCCGAACTCGGCCTTGCGCGGCGCCGCGCGCTCGGCGATGTCCTGCCACACCTTCTCGAAGTGCTCGCGCTGGTTCTGCATCCTCGTGTGCATCTCGAGGATCTCGGTCGCCCTGCTGTCTGCCATGTCAGCCCCCCTCGAAGGTTCCGCTGCCGCCGAGGAGATCGGACGCCGCCCGGCCCTGGGGCTCCTTCTTCTTCGGCTTCACCCCGTACAGCTGGCTCCGCGAATAGCTGTCGAGCGACCAGGACGTGAACGGGTCCTCCTTCTGGATCCGCTGCCACGACTTCGGCGTGTTCTTCTCGGCCTTGTCGGCGAGCTTGTTGTTCAGCCCCAGCGGGTCGCCCACCTTGGACTGCATGAACCCGCCCGGGTCCCACAGCGTCGAACGTCCGGTCAGTCCGCTCATGTCACTTCCCCAGAAGGTCCTTGATCGCCACGCTGCCGGCCGTGCTGCCCATCTCCGACGCTCCGGTGATGGTTGCGCGGCTGCCGCGGCGACGGCGCAGCACGTCGGCCGTGTTGCGGTCGACGATCTCCTGGTTCACCACAGGCGCAGGCACCGGCTCCGGCGGCGGCGGCGGCTTGGATCCGAACAGTCCACTCATGAGGTCCTCACCCGAAGATCGAATAGTCGGTGATAGCGCGCGATTCTGCCGCACCGGGGGCCGAAACGCGAACAGGCGTCGCAAACGTGACGGCCAGCGCGTCGGCAACGTCAGGGCTCGGCATGCCGCGCTTCTTGATGTCGTCCTTGCTCTCGAGCTTGATCTTGCCCGCGGCGTTGAACTCGTAGGTCGGCGCCGACAGGTCCATCTTCAGCGACTGGTCGTTCGGGATCGCGCCGCCCGATCGCAGCCAGTCGCGGATGGCAAACCACATCTCGGCCCGCTTGTTCAGGTATTTCTGGTCGCGCGCCTGGCCACCGAAGTGCACCTCGGTGATGCGGTGGCGCAGCTGCCGCAGCCGGTCGATCACGCCGCTGCCGTTGCCTGCGTCGCAGAACACGGCCGCCGGCCGGTGCGCCTCGATCTCATGCGCGACGTGGTCGGCGAGGGTCATGTTGTCGATGCCGCGGAACACCAGCGGCGGGAACATCCGCAGGCCCTGCCGCCGGACGATCACGCTGCGGTCATCGCCGAACCGGGCCGGGTCGATGCCCAGCAGCACGGGCGCGAACGCGTAGTCCCGCTCGCTCAACTGGCGCCGGCTGGCCTCCTCGACCTCCTGCAGGCCGATCAGCTGGTCGTCGCCGGCCGCCGTGAAGTCGCACAGGTACTCGCGCGCGAACGAAGTCTCGTTCATGTCGGCCCGCAGTCGCGCCACCTCGCGCGCGTCGAGCGCGTTGGTGTCGTGCACCGTGTACCGGCTGCCCCACCAGGCGCCGGAATCGTCGGCCAGGGCCTTGAAGAACAACGACGAGAACAGGTTGACGCCGCTCGGCGTGCCGATGAACAGCGCCCAGCCCATGCGGTCGGACAACGCCGGCTGCAGGATGTCGTCCCACACCTCGGGCTTGATCTGCGCAACCTCGTCGATCACGACGCCGTCCAGGCGCACGCCGCGCATGGCGTCGGGATTGTCGCCGCCGTAGACCCGGATCAACGCGCCGTTCGGCACCACGCGCACGCTCAGGTCGGACTCGTTGACCTCGACCAGGCCAGCGATGCGCAGCGGCTCGATGCGCTGCTTCAGGCGCGCCCACGCGATCGCCTTGGCCTGCTTCAGGTACGGGGCAACGTAGAAGAACAACGGCAGGTCGACGGTGGTGCGCAGCGCCGCGTCGAGAAGCTCCATGATCGCGAGCTCGGTCTTGCCCGCGCGCCGGTGCAGCGCCAACACCGTGAAGCGCTGGCGCTTGCGGTGGCACTCGGCCTGCCAGGCCCGCGGCCGATAGCCCAGGTCGATGCGCCTCGGCTCAACCACGGTCGATCCCGCTGACGACCTGGATGGGGCCGCCGTTGGCGCCGGTGTGCTCGACCTTCTCCGTGAACAGCTTCAGGTGCTTGCCGAGGAGCTCGTTGCCCTTCAGGGCCGCCTGCCAGTCCTCGTCGGCCTCCGCGCGCGTCGCGATCCGCTGGATGTTCTGCAGCACCGCCTGCGCCGTGATCTCGGCCTTGGCTGAGCGCTTGTCGGCCGCTGCCTGCACCGCCGCAGCGATGTCAGGATTTGTCAGGAGCTCGCTGCCGATCGACCGAGCCGTCTTCGCCGAGTAGCCGGCCCTGATCGCCGCCTGCGTGGCGTTCAGGTCGACCAGGTACTCGCGGACGAACAGCTGCTGCTTCGGGGTCATAGTGGTGCGGATGCTACAGCGCCGATGCGGGAATCGCAACGCCATCCAGTGTTACCACCGTTCCCACGTTACCACCCACTTCTATAAAGCCCCTATACGCGCGCACGCATGTAATCATCTCAACACTCCTCGTCTTCCCAATAACTCTTAGAACAAGGTGGTAACGTGGTAACGTGGTAACAAGTCTTATGAATCAATGAGTTAGCGCGTTACCACCTCGCGCGTGTTACCACCTCAGAACGGATCGTCGTCGTCGTGTTGCGCCTCGCGCAACGGATGACCGGCCGATCTGGTGTTACCACCTCTGATCCAGACCTTCGCCAACCGGCTGCCTCGGCGCACGGTTTCGCGCCTCCAGCCGATCGCCCGAAGCGCCTTTCCGACCCGCATCTGGATGCTTTTGTCCTGCCGCTCGAGCGGGACCTTCATGAGGTCATCGAGCACATCGGCAACAGACACCTCGCTGCGGCCGATCAGCCACTCGACCAGCCTGGCCTCGAGCTCGTCGGAATCGCGGCGCGCCTCCTGCTGGGCCAGCGTTTCGGCCGCCGGGAGAGTCCACCAGTTCTCGCCGCGGTTCAGCCTGGCCAGGGCCTCGGCGAACAGCTGGTCGCGCTGCTGCGCAAGGACGTCGTGTTTGACCTCGCCGACCAGAATAGGGAGAAAACGCCTCGCGCCCGTCTCGTCCTTGTTCCAATCGTCGCGGTTCGTGGTGCCGGCGAACACACAGCGCCGCGGATGATCGGCCGCCCGGCGCTCGTAGGGCGCGCGGTAGCGGTCCACCTGGCACGTAATCACCTGCTTGACCTTCGTGACCTCCGCGCGGTTGAACGCGTCCATCTCGCCGATCTCGACCAGCATCTTGCCGGCCAGGTTCAGGTAGAAGTCCTTGTCGGTCGGCGCCTGCGTGGCCTCGGCGAACCAGCGGCCGCCGATGATCGACAGCGCGCGCGACTTGCCAGAACCCTGCAGGCCCTCGAGCACGACCATCGTGTCGACCTTGCAGCCTGGCCGCGTCACCCGGGCGACCAGCGACAGCCAGAAACTGACGCCGACCGCGCGGCTGTACTCGGTGTCCTCGGCGCCGAAGATCGACGGGAAAAACGACTGGATGCGCTCGACGCCGTCCCATTGCAGCGTGTCAAGGTAAGCCGCGGCCTCGTTGCGGGTGTCCATGCGCGCGACCAGCAGCACGGCATCCTGCACGGCCTGCTTGCCCAGCTTGGGCATGCTCAGGGTTTCCTGGATGTAGACCTGCAGCCGCACGTCGTCGGCGTCGGTCCACTCGCGCACGTCGCCGGTCGGCCAGGCGGTGCAGATCCGGTCGAGGAACTCGTCAAACCAGATCGCGCCGGCCAGCTTCTGGTCGCCGTGCAGGATCCGCACGACGTTGGCCACGCTCGGGTGCGGCTGGCCCTTGTCGTTGGCCTCTAGGCCCCACGCGATCACCGCCTGGTTGCGCGACATCACGGGCGCCGGGTCCATCTCGCCGGGCAGCAGAACGTCGGAGCCCGCCGCCGGCTCGGGTGTGGCGGCACCCGGTGGCGCCGGCGGCGGCTCGTCGACGGCAGCGGGCCCGTCCCGAGGAGTGTGTGGGCTACCCGTCCCGCTGCTGCCGGGGTTGTTCGGGCCGCCTGGACCCCCGACACTCACCGGCTTGTCGGACCCCTCAGAGCGGGGCGGCTCGATCGGCTGCGGATCGTCGAAGCACGCGCGCACCGCGTCGAGCCCCTCGTCCTGGTGAAGGTCGTTGAAATCGGTCCCGCGGCCGCGCTCGCCGAGCCAGCGCGGGATGGCCACGGGCAGGCCTGTCTTCGCGGCGGCCTCCAGGCCCGGGTTCGTGCCGCGCTCGCGCGCAGTGATGAAATCGTCGTCTGCGCCGATGCAGACCTGCGCCTCGGGCAGCGCCGCGCGGATCTTCGGCGCCACGTCCTTGATGTTGCCGGCCGAGAACGCCACGACTACGCACCAGCCCGTGGCCAGGTGGATCGAGACGCCGGTCGCGTAGCCCTCGCAGATCACCACCGTACCGGTGCGGCTCGGCTTGCCGATCGTGGTGTACGCGCCCTCGGCCGGCGTGCCGGTGAGGAACTTCCGCGAGCCGTCCGGCTGGATGACCTGCAGGCCGACCAGCGCGCCCGGGCCGTGCCTCATGGGCACCAGCAGCTGGTCGCGCAGCAGCCGCGCGCCAATGCC